GGTCGGCAATATGTAGTCTGGATGAATCCATCCAGTCAATCAGTTGCTCGCCTGTACGAGCCAGCCGCACCGTCTTGGCGTGTGCGGTTGGTTTCCAATAAGTGTCGGCCACTTATCCGAAATGAAATAAGCAAGCTCACAAAAGAAGAGCCGCAGAGTTACGTTAGGCCGCGAGGTAGTGACGATCAGGATTTGCAGGAAGCTCGTGCGGCGGAAATGATTTCGCACTACGAGATGGATGAGCTTCATTACAACAGAATTCTTCGGCGTACAGTTTTCTGGATGACGTTGACTGGAACTAGTTTCATCAAGGATTCTTTCAATCCTGATAAGAAAGATCCTAGCGGCGTTCCCGGTATTGTTGTTCTCGAACCCGTTAACAGCTTCCATATCTATGTTCTAGAGCAGCAAGAGGAAGACATTGAGCTTCAGCCGGTAGTCATTCACGCTATGGCGAAGACGCGTGATTGGATCAAGGAAACCTTCGACGTAGATGTTTCGCCAGATACGAATGTCTCGGCCAGCCTTCTTGAGCAGCGGTTTTTGAATGCAATTGGAGTTAGTCAGCAGTCGCCGGATCAATATGTTATGGTCAAAGAAATGTGGATCAAGCCCTGTAGTAAGTACCCTGATGGCGGTTTGTTGACTTATGCGAACGGTCAGTTTCTCCAAGAAGTTAAGGGTTACCCATACGCACATGGGCAGTTTCCATTCTCAAAACTTGATCATATCCAGACTGGACGATTTTGGGCTGACTCGACTCTGGTCGATATCATTCCGCTTCAACGAGAATACAACCGTACTCGGTCTCAAATTATTGAGGCCAAGAATCGTATGTCGAAACCTCAATTGGTTGCTGTTCGAGGATCAATTGATGCGAGAAAGATTACGTCAGAACCCGGACTCATCATTCAATATCAGCCGGGTTTCCAAAAGCCGGAGCCTCTTCCGCTTCAATCACTTCCTACATATGTCATTCAGGAAATTGATCGAGTTCAGAAAGACATAGATGATATATCGGGACAATACGAAATTGCAAAGGGTCGAACTCCACCGGGAGTTACTGCGGCAAGCGCGATTGCGTACCTACAGGAAGAGAACGATTCCAAACTATCATCTACCACAAGTTCTATCGAAGAAGCAACGGAAAAGGTAGGCCGACATATTCTCTTCCATGTCGCAGAGAACTGGGATCAACCAAGACTGGTTCGAGTTCTTGGTATTAATCAGACCTACGAAATCGAACAGTTTACTAAAGATTCCATTGGTGGAAATCAAGATTTCTGTGTGGAGGCTGGAAGTTCTGCTCCTCGTTCACGTGCGGCCCGGCAAGCGATGCTTGTCGAACTCGGAACTCGTGGATGGATAACTCCACCACAGGTTTTGAAGTACATGCATCTTGTTGAAACTGATAGAATGTATGATGAAGCTCTCGCAGATGATCGTCAGATTCAACGAGAGAATGACAAGATGATGGAAGTACAACCTCAGCAAACTCTTGTTCCTGATCCGGCTACTGGTCAGATGATTCCACAGCAGTTGCCGCCTCAGCCAATGCCTATTAATGAGTGGGACAATGATATTGCTCATATCACTGGTCACGAATCGTATATGAAGACTCAGCAATTTGAATTGGCTGATCCAACAGTTAAGCAAGTGTTGGTTGAACACTTGATGGCTCATAAGCAAAGATACCAGACTCAGCAAATGAACGCGACGGGTCAAATGGCTCCGCCGGGACCACAAGGTCCGCCGGGACCACCTAGACCACCGCCGCCTCAATTACCGCCCGGAGGACCACAGTGAGTGGATTTGTTCAGATCGGAAATACTCCCTGCATTACAAAAGAATCGCAAGCTGGTGTAGGCGGACCATCGAATATTAATGGTGGTGATGATGTAATCACCGGCTTTGCTTCGCCCAACTTCAATACTCTCGCAGCAATGAGAGCTCGACTCACTGCTATTAACGGCACGTATTACACGACAGCCGTTCTTGTTCAAATGACGTACAACGATATGGTTTACGCGCTTCGTGTGCTTGGACCGTAAGGAGTAAGAATGTCCGATCAAGGCCAGCCAGGCCCCGGTTATAATTTTGAAGCCGGTTTGCCTGGAGCCGACCCAAATCAGCCGCAAAGCGGGCAAGATTCAGACCTGTCCAATGGTTTCCTTGCTCGGATTCCAGAAGCAGACCGAGAAGTTGTTGGCAGGTACGTTAATGATTGGAACGCTGGAGTAACTCGGCGATTTCAGGACATTCATCAGCAGTATGAGCCTTACAAACAATTGGGAGACTACGAGACTCTCACTCAATATAAGGCTGTTTATGACTACCTGAAAACTAATCCCGAACAAGTTTACAAGACTCTGCATGAAACTTTTGGACAACAGGCGCAGCCTGAAACTCCTGAGGATGAATATGGTGATCTTCCACCACAGGTAGTTGAAAAACTGCGGATGATGGATCAGCAAGGACAGCTTCTTCAAGCTTTAGCTGAGCGTGTTATTGGAATGAATAACGCTACTCAGGAAGCGACAGAAGATGCTGAGCTAGATCGTTATATGAACTGGTTGTCTTCCCAATACGGTGTCTTCGATGAGGATTATGTTCTAGCGAAGATGCAGACTGGAATGGATGGCGTCAAGGCTGTTCAAGAATTCCAGCAAAAGTATGGTGGACAACAGTCACGCCAACCATTCACTGTTCTTTCTGGTGGTGGTGCGGTCGGACAGCAGGGTACCTTTAATCCTGCAAAAGCATCCGGTCAGGATGTAAGAGGTGTTGTTGGTGAAATGCTCCGACTCGCACAAAAAGAAGGACAATAAATGGGTGCAACACTCGTAACAGTGAACGCCATCCTGAAAGAGATTTACGAGGGTCGAATTCAGGACCAACTTAACGAAGAGTACAATGCCATGAAGAGACTCGAAAAGAGTTCTGACGGCATCACCGATCAGATCGGTGGTAAGTATGTTACCTTCCCGATTCGCGTTCAGCGGAATGCGGGTATCTCGTACCGCGCTGAGGAAACTGCGCTTGCGCCTCCCGGTAATCAGGCGTATGCAGCGGTTCAGGTTCGTCTGAAGTACGGTTACGGCCGTATTCGACTTTCTGGACCGACTATGGAGCTTGCAGACTCCAATTTCCAGGCGTTTGCTTCTGCGCTTGATGAGGAAATGAATCGTCTCAAGGACGATCTTGCAAAGGATTCCAACCGGATTGCGTACGGAAACCGTACTAGCAATGGAGCGATTGCATACATTACGGATGCTGCAACTTCCGCTTCGCATACGGTTGATGGTGGAATTCAGTATCTCCAGCTTGGTGAAGTTGTTGACGTACTTATTGCGTCAACTGGTTCTGCCACTGGCGGCGGTACTGCATTGACAGTCAATGCGATTGTTTACACCACCAGTACGGTTACTTTCTCGTCTTCAATTGGTCCGACTGCCGCAACAATGGCGATCTACCGAACTGGAAACCGTGGACAGGAGCCGGAAGGAATTTCCAGCATTGTAAATGATACTGGGGCACTTCATGGTGTTGATCCTGCAACGCAGCCTATTTGGGCTGCTGTTGTAAACCGTAACGCTGGAGTGAACCGCCCGCTTTCAGAAGCGTTGATGATTAAAATGTGCGATGACTGTCGCCGGAACGGTGGGAAGATTTCGGTCATTCTTACCAGTCTCGGAGTGCGTCGTTCGTACTTCAACCTTCTTACACAACAGCGGCGTTTCACTGATACGAAGAGCTTCCCAGGTGGTTTCCAGGGGCTTCCCTTCAACTACGGCACAGAAATTCCTGTCGTGGAAGATGTGGACCACCCGACGAACCAGATGTTCATGCTTGACGAATCGAAGTGGAAGATTTACCGCAAGAAGGAATGGTCTTGGGCTGACGACGACAACTCCGTTCTGAAGTGGGTTCCCGACTACGATTCGTGGCAGGCCATGATGCGGAAATATTGGCAGGTTGGCATCGTTCAGAGAAATGCGAACGGCAACCTTGGTGATATCACGGAGAGCTAATCCCTCCGCTTGATTTCTTCGGCCCTGTAGTAAACAAACCCTTCACCCGCTGGCTACAGGGCCGAAGAATCTCATGAGTAGATATACTCCACCAGATCACGAAACCGGAAAACGATTGATCGACTTGGGTCGAGGCGTTCGTGTAGAAAACGACGTACTCGGTGTGGTTGAGGAAATCAGGCGAATATGGCCGGTCCTTGATGTACAATTTCTTGATCCAGATAGATTTGAACAACTCACCGATGCCCCCTACCGAATCATTGAACACTGTGCCGACGGATTTGACCGAGTGGTATTCTCTACCTGGACTTTGGATAAGAGCATCATTGAACGAATTTGGAATGCCGATTCGCTACGAGGTAGTGTCCTCGACAGAATTGACGCCAACAATAGCTCTCTCAAGGTTGGGGAAAGACAGCGATTTAAGGAACGGCTGGACGAAGCTTCCGATCTAACGAAGCATATTCTCAGAGCCGGTACGACCTACACCTTTAGAAATACTGAGGGTGAAAAGATCACGCTTCAAGATGATAAAGGTGTGGTGAAACGTGAACGTTGATGATGTGATTCGCAGAGTTCAACGTACATTTGGCGATGAAAATGAATCACAGATCAAAATTCTTGACCTGATTGATTGGGTCAATGCTGCTCAGGGAGATATTTGCCGTAGAACCGAAGTACTACAGGGTACGAAGTTGTACGACGGAGTTCAAGGTTCAAATGATTACACTCTGCCCACGGATTTTATTCGGGCCGCTCGTGTAGAATATAAGGGATCAGCTATCCAGCAAACTACCTTGGATCAGCTTGATCTATATGCGAGTAGTGATCCGGTCCATTCCAAAGGACAGGAAAATCCCTGGTGGTACATTTGGGGCGGTGTGCTTCATTTGTATCCTGATCCTAATGTGAATCAGTCAGGTGCGGTGCTTCTGTACTACACACGATTGGCGCCTGAGGTTCAATCAAGTATGGATTCTCTAGGAATACCCCTTCATTTGCATGAAGATGTTGTGAACTATTGTATGATGAAGGCTCGTGAACTGAATGAAGATTTTGATGAGCGCAATGCTCTTCAATCTGTTCACACGCAACGGATGGCTGAGTCCGCAGAAATTATTTTTGACCCAACTACGAACGCTTACGTTGCAGTTCGTCCTGATCCTTGGGATTATGGATGGTAAATGTATCCGGTCCTCGTCGTCTGCGGCGTTATGAACATCGTGAGTCTGTAGGTCGATTTGCTGGATTGAACGTTGAGATTGAACCTGATATGATTCGGGATCAAGAGTTTTCAGAACTCATCAACTTTAATGTAACGAATGCAAGAACTCTCGTAAAGCGTCCAGGTTTTCAGGATTGGTCAACTACAGTTTCCAGCGGGCCATCCAAAATCCTAGCGGTTTATGATACGGGGACTACTACTCCGCAAATTGTAGCGAGCTTTGAAACGTCGCCATTGAGTACACTTGCTAGCACAGACGGCGGACTCACTTGGACTACTGTTGTTTCTGCTTCGCGGCAATTTCTGTTTGCTGTCCAGTACAATAATTATCTGTACCTGGTAGATAAAAACGGAGTTGCGAGATGGAATGGAACAACTTTAACAGCAATATCTGGTTCGCCAGGTGGCTGTCACATTCTAGAATTCAAGGATCGTCTGTGGGTTTGTGATGGTTCTCCATCTAGTAATTTCTACTTTTCTGATCCTGGTCCTGCTGGAGTTGAGACTTGGGGAGTTTCCTCTGTAATTAAGATCAGGACAGGAGCGCCGGGATCATTAGTCGCTACTCTTCCATTTGCTGACCGGATCATTCTGTTCAAAACAATGTCAGTGTGGCAACTGTTCTTGTCTGGAAATATAGCGAGTTGGCAGTTACGAGTTCTCAATGTAGAGCGCGGGGCTATATCTGAGAACTGCGTACTCGTATTCCAAGGACTTATCTACATGCTTTCTTGGGATGGAGTATGGCGTTCTGATGGCTCTGTTTTTAAGGAAGTATCTGGTAAAGTTAGAAAGTATTTCAAACAGAGTCCTCTACCATACCGAGACTCTAAGACTTGTCTCTCTATAACTAATCGTCGGCTTTTAATTTGTTACCGGCAAATCTCATTGCCGCTGGTTAATACTCTTCCACAATGTGCCTATCTGTGGTACAACCTTGATGTAGACGCTTGGTCTGAGATGCAGTTGTCTGATCAAATTGGTAAGTGGCGGCCTAGTTCAATTTACAACTGGTATAATGCCGGTTCTTTATCTAACCTCTCAGCTAGTTTGCAGCTAGTCGATTCATGGAGTGTCGATTCTGCTGACACTAGGTCTATTTTTATTCTCTCCGACATTCCTACCGATAAAGATTTTCCCTTTAATTCTACCTTCACTACAAAGTTCCTAGACTTTGGCGATACTCTTGATATGAAGCGGTGCAAACTCTTCATAGCTGAACTCGATTCAAGCGAGGGAGCTATTCCAAGTATTAGTTTTGGCCGCGACAATGAGATGGGTGACGCTAAGATACTCGCAGGTAATGTAATTGTTGAGGGGCCGAAAGCATATCGAATGGAAGGTCCTGGTTATTTCAGGCAGCTTTCCGTTACTCTAGCCGAAGGCACTGAGGCCCATCTTAGAATTCTTACGATGCATTTTATCCTCATGCTTAAGTCTCTGGTTGGTACTGACACATGATTACAAGAGCCGATGTAGAGTTTGAATTGCTTAAATACGATACACAGG